TACGGACGATCAATTTCTTTGGCTTGCTCGGTATCAAACACCCGCACCCAAGGCCAAGTGATTTCAACACGCTCACCGAACTGGCGAGCTCGTTTGATGGCATCGGTATAGCTGGCAGTACGAACACAATCAGAGTAAGAAATCGCATGTAGACGCTTGGCCTTCGCTTCCATCTCAGAGGCAACGGCATCCAGTTGGCTAAATTCCGGTGCAACCAAAATACGTGGCGTGTAACCAGTTTCCGTCTGGCTATCGAGCCAACCCTGCATCGCCTTGATGATATTTGCCTGAGTCGCGGCATCATCGGCACCTTTCTCGGCACGCACCACAATCACCAAGGCGCCAGTTTGATCAAAGATGTCATCAATCGCCGCAGGCAAGGTACCGCCTGTTCCCAACCCTTTCGCACGCTTGCGGCTACCCGCCACAGCCACCGGCTTATTCAGAGGAAAAGGCTCGTTCTCACCGCCAGTAAGATAAGTACGTGGCGCAGGGGCCACATCACCCGTGCCGTCACCCAGTACCGCCGTACTTACCAAAGCTGCGGCTTCTGGTTTAGCTTCAACGGCTGCTTTGATGTCTGTTGGAGTTGATGTAATTTCCGATTGAGCATCTGTAGCCAACAAGATTTCTATCTTGTTGCCATCGACATCAACCGCGAGTTCCACGCTAGCCGAAGGCAGATAGATAATTTCAACACTGATGGCATTGCCTTCGGTACCAGCCTTTTTAGCAGTAAACACTAGGCCGTCATTTAAAATGGCACTGCCAAGCGTTAGCGTCGCGGCAATTGCGGATGCAGCACCGGGAGCCGTACCAACCAGGCCGATAACGGCTGATTTGACGGTTTGGATCGGGCGCGAGCCGTCATCAATTTCGATGACCTCTACGCCATGGAGAAATTGCGTCATAGCGAATTCCTATATTTCGGGTAATAAAATTGGGGCAATAAAAAACCCCCGCCGGAGCGGGGTTTGGGAAATAATTCAATACCATTTAATTCAATGGAACCCAATCCGAAGCTGATGAGTTTCCAAATGCTTTATAGGCTTTCTTATTCTGTTTATCCATATAATCCTGACCGTCATAATCTGGCGTACTTGTTGGTGCACCGTTTCCTTTTTGAGGCTCTGAGATAAAAGGTGCACTTAATGACGATCCTACCTTTTGAACCCCATCTGGCAGCTCTGCTACTAACCCGGCCTTGTTATGAAATTCATATTGAACAACCCCTGTTTCGTTTGTGTTCAAAATTATCGGTTGATACCCCAGCTCCGAATAATTATCGCGCCCAATATTAAAATAGAACTCAACAACAACCTTCGAGCCATCAGAAACCGTCGTCACAGCCGCAAAATCTTCAACCATTACGCCCTGAGAGAATGGCAGCAATTGCATGACATCCAAATCAACATAGGCACTATCAAGATGAGATGACGGTGATATTTGAATATTGACAAAACCAACACCATTTCGATTGGGTGATGAATCTTGCCCCATGCTGTACGCCATCATTAAATCAAATCGCGCAAACCCATTAGTAATTTCTACGGTGAGTAATTTAGCGTATTTATCCTCATTGGCTGCGGTTGAATTCGTGACATAACCACCAACGATTGAGGCGTATCCTGCACCTCTGACGGGCAGTTCAAAAGTATGTCTTCGTGTATCACATTTCGCGACCCGAGATAAAAACATACTATCTCGAAGCTCAGACACCTGTGATACCACTTCACTCAGCGCATTCGAAAGCAGTTCCGTGTATGCGGTATTCATGCCCGCTTGACTTGCAAGCTGCTCTAATACAGTTTCGACATCCTCAGACTCATCATCAATGTAAACCACTGAACAGCCATGGCCTGTTCCCGTCAATTTGATGAATTCATCAAAGTCACTCGCTACCACGGATAATTGATTAAATACTTTTTGATTTCGACGTAAATAAACATAATTGTCTTCCAGCTTATAGCCATCTGGAATACCCGTCCCATCTTCCGACTTATAAATCAAATTATCCTTTGCACCGTAGAAAATATTCTTTTTAACGCTAATATCATTGATAGGTGCTCGCATAGGATACAGAAGCAATGGTGCTCTTGTGCTCTTATCTGGCCTTATTTCAGAAGACCAACCATTACCCGCATAGATACAGATATTGTTTTCAAAAAACACTTTTTTAAATCCGCCATCTTCAGGTATGTCATCCTCATCTTCACTTGTTCCCTTTGACCATAGTTCAAAGAACTGATTACTATTAAAAAATATATTGTGCCGAATGGATATATTTTCCCATCCCGATGTAACGTTATCACCCTGCAATGTTGTGGCTGCATCATAAACATCCCAAATGACATTCAATTCAACATTCGCATCTTTCGACTGTGACCAGAATTGAACACCATTGCCATAGCGGGTAGTCCCCATCAGCCGAGAACCACCAACTCCATGCACCCAGTTGCCTTTTGCATCAAAACCCTGGCAAGAGTTAGTGAACCAATGGCCTCCGCTCCCGAAAAACTCCAGACCGGTTACACGAGTCGCTGGCGATAATGCCATCAGGTTCCAATTAGGAGCCGCTTTGATTTCGCCAGCGGCGACAGACGGGTTAATCGCACTATAAACATATAGCCACTGAGTATTATCTGAGTAAAAATCCCACTCTGATGAGAGTTCATCAATCGACCAACGTTTTACGCCATGAATGACACCATCAACCAACATAAAACCAATATTGGCTTCACGATCACCCAAATCTTCCTTGAACCCGTAAATTTTACTTTTATCTTTGAGATCCACTTTCCATACATTGGGAGCGTGAGATATCCAAGATGTCGGCAATATGCACTGAAAACAAGAAACTAAAGGCCGCTGACCAAAGCCATATTTGCCAAACGTAACGTATGGGTCTGACAAGTCACGCGCTAACGATTCATTATACGGGTCTGGCCAAATAGCTGGCAGCTGCTCGTAGAATTCATCGCCACACTTTAACGAAATGACATCCCCTGCTTTAAATTTCCCTAATTTTCCAAGTACCTTAACGTAAGCCAATGTTCGAAATGGGGCGGACGGGCTCAAACCGTTATAATTGTCATTACCTGAATTACTTACATAATATTGAGCCATACTATCCTCGCGGTCTTTTTTGAATCACTGATAATGTTTTTAAGTTATCAAGGGTGGTAGGTGTGACGTGACCAAATTTTCCACTCACCCACTCCCTACTCGCCGTCACCACATGCGGATCAATCTCTACAATCGGCTCGGCGCTGGTAATAACAAAGATCATCTCCAGTGTGACCGGAGTACGAACGTTGCCGTTGTTCACGGGCGGCGGCACATAAATGCGGGCGTTATTACCTACGGCATGAAAATAGGTTTGCCCGTTAAACTCGGCCACAGCTGCGAATTCACGAATAACCAAATCATTGATGTGGTCCGGCAATATCGCTTCCACTTTCAGCATGGGGACACTGTTTGGGGTCGGCTGGAGTACATCCACGGAATTCACCGGAATACGGGCCAATTCGTTAACCAAATCCGACTGTATTCTATCTGGCTGGACATAAGTATCGTTGGCATCACCAATGGCAATATGAGTAAACGAGATCTGTTTATTTTGCAGCTTACCGTTCTGCTCAGCATTTTCGCCAAGCACGGTAAGAATTGAACCATATTGTTGCTGGTTCTCTGGGGTTTGTGTCATGGTTTTACTCCTGAACTAACGGTAAGGGGCCTGAGCGAAGGTGAACCCCCATACGGGATATACAAGCTGAGCCCAAAGGGTTGTTTCCAATACATCGGATTACCCAAGGGCCAGATTTCATAACTATGCCTTGGCGGGAGAAACAACCAAGTGCTGAGTTTGATGAGCTAACCATGGATGAAATCGTCCATGGGCCGGCCTTCATAGCGATACCTTGCCGACTTACTGCAGATAGCTTTTGGGAAGCTTCAATTCGGCTGGTAACATGAATACCCGTCAAATTACTGCGGACGTTCTTGGCTGAATTGATGGCAGGAACAAGCTTTCCCAACTCGGCACCATC